GGCATCCCTCTTGCAGGCTTTGCTGACGGCGATGATGTAATCCAGATCAAAAAACGGGTCGACACCTTCTCTGACAAAGTTGGTGCTGATGGTCAAATGACTGTCGTCCAAAGCTCTGACAACTCTGGCGAGATTGTCATGAAATTCATGCAAGGTTCCGCAGGTTCCGCCGCCATGGATAGTTTCATGGCTCAGCAAAAGCTCGCAGGCGTCCCGTTTGTCCCCGGTGTCTTCAGCTTGTTCAATCCTCAAACGAAAGAACAGGTTGCAGGCGGCGCGGCTTACATCAAGAAACCTGCCGACATGACCCGTGGCGCTGGTCTCAACAGCGAAGAATGGTCCATTGTCTGTGAGAACATCTTCATGTTCCGCTCGGCTGTTGGCGCGTTCGGTGCTGCTGTGAACGGCTTCTCCGCCGTCATCTAACCCAAGATTTCACTAGGCTAGGCTGAAAGGCTGAAAAAGGTTGCGGTCCCTCTGCCTAGTGGATTTTTCTCTGACCGCATTCCCTCAACCCATGGAGAACCGCCCATGTCGATTATGACCACCGAAGAGATTGACGGCAAGACATACACCGTCTCGAAATTGCCCCCGAAACAAGCCTTAAAGCTCGGTCTGAAGGTCTTGAAGGTCGCAGGCGCATTCGCCTCCGCCTTCAAAGAGATTGACCCGAATAAAGGCATTTCCGACAGCCAAGGACTTGAAGCCCTCGGCAAGCTGTTCAAGGATGTTGACCCGGAAGAAACCGTCACGCTCATTGAAGAGCTTGTGAAGTGCTCCATTCAAGGAACACAGCAAGTCGTCTCGCTTGACCGGAACTTTGCCGGAGACGATGGCCCGGAACTTTTGACTGCCTTGAAAGTCGCTTGGCTTGTCCTTCGCGTCAACTTCGGAGGCATCTTAGGCAAACTGGGAAACTCGAAAGCGGAACTTCTGAAAGCGTAAGTGGCCCCCCGGGAATTCCGCCCGAAGACATGCTTCTGTGGTCGCTTACAATGTCCGATCCTCCGATGTGCTCAATGAAGGACCTAGTCGATGGCACTTACACCCTAGATGATGTGATTGACATGACGCTAGTCCTTCAGTGGAGAGCCAAACAAATTCGCGATCTACAAGGCAAAGACACAAAATGATCATCGACCAAATAGCAGTAGCGCTCGGATTTGAGTTTGAAGACAAAGACAAGCTCGATAGCTTCAATCGTCAAATCAAAGAAACGGGCAAAGACCTTGCTAAGCTAGGCGCTGTTGCTGTTGGTTTTGCTTCCGGTATCGGCGTCCTTGTTCACAAGATTTCTCAAATGAATGCAGAGCTCGGGAGAAGTGCCCGAGTTCTTGGCGTGAGTGCATCTGAGCTTTCTGCCTACAAGGATGCTGTCAACACCGTAATGGGTGGCAGTAATGAGATTGTCGGAGCTCTGAAGAATATTCAATCTGCGGCTGTTTCCGCTTGGGTATCCGGCGGAGAAGTCGCGGCTGCTTATGCTCACCTTGGCGTGAAGACTCACACCATGACGGGGCAACTTCGTGACTCCATGGATATCTTGATGGATGTTGCCGATGCCTTGCAAGGGCTTCCCCGGCAGCAACAGCTTTGGCGTTTGCAGCAGCTTGGATTGACTGAATACATTGCTCTATTCGACAAGGGCAAGGCAGGCATTCAAGCCATGATTCGGGAGCAAGATAAGTGGAAAATCACTGATGCTCAAGTCAAGTCATCTCAACAATTTGAAGCCACCTTCGCACGTTTCGGCACCGTCATTCGTTGGCTGACTAATATCTTCGTTGAGCATCTCCAGCCTGCACTTGAAGATATGATGAACGCTTTCATGGAGTTTGTGGAAGCCAATAAGGAATGGATCAAGCGGGATATTGCAGCTGTAGCCAAAGCAATAGGAATTTCACTTAAGATTCTAGCCGGATTTGTGATTGCGCTTGGAGTGGCTTTTGCTGCTTTAAATCCAATTCTCACGGCATTCATTTACCTTACAGACGGCGCAGGGGTTGTATATCTCGCACTTGCCGGATTTATTGGTGTCGTTATTGCAAAGCTGTTTCTCTTGTACCGCGCCTTCTCTCGAGCAGGGAAAGCAGTAGCATTACTGAATGGTCCCTCTCAATTCTTTGCCAATGTTTTATCTAAAATTGGCCCGATGATCTCTAGTTTATTTTCTGGTATCGCCGGATGGATTGCCAGAATTGGCCCGATGCTAGCTCGGATTGGCTCCTTGTTTGCATCCATGTGGGGATGGATAGCTCGCATTGGCGCGGGGATCATGGCGTGGGCAGGCGGCGTTACAGCAGGGGCGCTACTGGCTCTACAAGCTGCGATTGTTGCCGTTTTCGCAGCGTGGTATCTGTTCTACGACTCACTGAAAGAGTTCATGGGATTAAGCACTGGATCAGTCATTGGGAATTTACGCAAGGAATTTGCAGGATTCACCAAAGTCCTTGACATGATCTTTTCGCCATTGTTGGCGATTTTCACACTTCTGAAATTCATCTTCAAGCTTTTGACTGGTCAATGGAAAGGTGCATGGACTGATTTTGCTGCTGAGATGGGGGGTGTATGGGATGCGATGATTGCGCCGATCATGTCTCTATGGGCCACCATGAAAGAATTTTGGGCTTGGCTTGGCGGCGGCGAGCAAGTGAAGAAGTCGATGATCATCGCCCAAAAGCTTGAATCCGATGGGGTTACCGATCCCAACTTCGCCGCAGGCGTGGCAGGTGCTTCCAGTGAATCCGTGTCCACTGAGCGCAAGTATTCCTACGACAATGCCAACTCAGTCAAGAAACATGAATATGGCGGCAGTGTTGATTTCAATGTGAATATCACCGGAGATGCAAAAAACCTTGATAAGAGAGAGCTGCAAGCGAATATTCAAGGCTATCTTAGCGAGAAGCAAACTGAAGCCATGAGAGCACTTAACTCACAGCGCAGGCAATAAATCATGAGCAACGACAGAATATTCTTCCTTGATGTTTACCTCGGTGAAAAACCGACTGATGTGGGCTTTGACTGTGTTCCGCGTGAAGGCATCACATCAGAAGCCGTTGTCACGAAAAACCCGGTAGAAGTCGGCGCGGAAGTGTCTGATCACTTCTATGTCCTGCCGACTGTAATCAGCCTTCAAATCATCGTCTCAAACACGCCATTGCGCGAAGCACAGGACGATATCGTATCCAAGGACGGCTTTGGCTCTACAGGCGCTAAAACCCGTGCTTCTGCGGCATGGATCATTCTCAAGAAGATTCAAGGTTCCGCTAAGCCTTTCACCGTTCAAACTGGCTTTGAGCGTCTGACTGACATGGTAATCACCTCCATGAGTGCCGAACGGACTTCCGAGACTTCCGGAGCGCTCATTTGCGATATCGTTCTCACCCGAATCAACCTCACTCGCACACGCTCGATCCTTCTGCCGATTGACACCGTGAAGTACCAAGCCGACAAAGTGAAAGCTCTTGGCCCCGGTTTCATGCTTCAGTACGACATACGCACAAAGGCGACTCCGGTTGACAAGGGTAAGGTGCAGAGCGATGAAGATAAGTCCAAGAAATATCTTGACATCATGAAGAAATCACTACTAATTGCCTTGCCGGGCGGAACAGGATTAGCATTCTTATGATCGTTCTCGACATACAGCCTCAATGCCAAACCTTCAAAGTCAAGATGGAGGGGATCAATCGCCGTATCCGTCTACTGTTCAACACCCGAGCGCAGACTTGGACGATGGATATTTACAATGAAGACGGCTCGCCTTTCGTGATGGGTGTCGCTCTGAAGCTGCAAGCCAACGCTTTGAGCAAGCTGAAGCTGAAGATCGGCGACATCATCACCTACGACACAAGCTTGACTTCGACTGAAGCCGACTTTTCCAATCTTAGCGACATTGTTCTGATTGCCCAACTTGAGGAGTCGGAACTTGTCTGATTTACAATTCATACGCAGATACGCTCTTGAGATTGACGATGCAAACGGCGTTCGGCATGTCATTGAAGGATTGCGTATTTCGTTTGAAATATCTCAGACACTTTGGGGATTTCCAGCGACTTCTAAGATCACGATTTACAACATGGCTCGCGACAGGATCAAGCAACTGCAATCTGCCTACAGCAAGATTCGCCTTGCTGTTTCCTATGGCGATAATCAACCTAAGACACTGTTCCTAGGAAAGGTTGTCAACGTCTTTGCTTTGCGTCAAAATGAAACTTCCATGACTGAGTTCTATTGCATTGATTCATTTGAAGGACACACATTCACGTATATCTCAAAGACTTGGGCAGAAAAGACTTCATTGAAGACAATCGTCCAAGATGTAATAAACACTATGCCCGGAGTCACTGGCGGGAGCCTTGCGGCGCTTGATGGAATCAATGTCCCGGATATCACTACGGGCGTTGGGCACTCCGGTAAGTTCTTGAACCGACTTGCTGAAGCCTACGGCTTTTGGTGGACTATCCAACTTGGAGAGATGTTCATCATCAAGAAGAATGGCACCCTGCTAGAGGAAGACGCCATCGTCATCACTAAGAACTCCGGCATGATTGGCTCTCCGACTATCACAGAAATCGGGATCAATGTCACAGCTCTGTTGAATCCGGACTTACGCCCATTCAAGCTTATCAAAGTCGAAAGTGTTGCGCCGCAAACCAATATGGGAAATCTGTATTTCCGTGACATTCAGAATACGCGAACCTTGGGCACTGGACTATATCGTATTCAAAGCGTTACCCACACTGGTGACACATGGGACAACACATGGCAGTCTGAGATAGTCAGCCGGGACTTCTTTGGCACAACCACTGAAGAACTTGAAAGCGAGACTTCAGTCGTCAATGAAGCTCGCACCTCCCAAGGAGATAAACCAATATGATCGACCCCGGCTTTGTTGATATGCCGATCATGCTCCGGCAGACATTCTCCGATATGATGATGGATGTTCATACCATGCTTCCCGGCAAGATCGACTCGTTTGATCCCGCGAAGCAAAGAGCGAAAGTTATCATCGGCCCTGCTGCGGAAACCTTGGATGGCGCTGCGTTGCCCTACCCGGCTCTGATCAATGTCCCGGTGCAATTCATGCGCTTCGGTGGCTACGCCCTGACGATGCCAGTCAATCCCGGTGATCAAGTTGCCATCTTCTTCAGCGAACGCTCTATGGCTACATGGCTCAAGCTCGCACAAGTCGGACAAGTCCCGGAGACGGCTAGATTCTTCGACATCGCCGATGCCTTCGCGGTTCCCGGCATCTTCACGGATTCAAATCCGATCCCGAGCTTTAGCACCTCGGCAATGGAACTGAAATCTGAGGACGGCTCAGTCAAGATCAAGATGACGGCAGGCGGCTCAGTTGAAATCACCTCGGGCACTCTGATCACAACGCTTCTTCCGACTGGTCAAGTTCGTTTTCAAAATGGCGCTCTTGAGCTGAATGCAATCACGCAAGCAATGCTCAACCTTCTTGTTCCATCCGTGACAGCTCCAAACCTTTCTTCTTACAACACTCTACTTGGTCAAAGGGCAGGATTCGTATGATTTCACTAGCACTCAACGCAAGCAACGACTTAGAGCTTGATGAACTCACTGGCACGATCAAAATGGTGTCGGACGGTGACGAAGTTTGTCAACAAGTCAGAACTCGTCTTCTCTTCTATCTTGGTGAGTGGTTCTTGGATACCACAGTCGGGATTCCCTACTTCCAAGAGGTGTTCACCAAGCCTGCAATTATCTCGCTTGTCGAATCCCGATTAAAGGACGAAATTATTTCGACTCCCGGAGTTCTTTCATTGGATTCATTTGCGACGAATTTTAATTCAACAACAAGAGCCTTGACGGTTTCTTTTTCGGCTACCACGATATATGGTAGCGTGTCTTCAAGCCTCTTCTTAAACAAGGTCTAATCACATGGCGTACGGCATTGACGAAAACGGGTTTAATCGAAAGGATTTGACTTCAATCTTAACCGATTTGAACAAGCGTGTCAAAGGGGTGTTTGGTGATGGATTGAATCTTGCGGCTCAATCTCCGCAGGGTCAAATCAACGGCATATTTGCTGAGGCTGAAGCCAATCTTTGGGAAGCCATTCAAGCTGCTTACGACAGCTTCAACCCTCAAGCTGCGGCAGGCATCGTCCTTTCCAATCTTGTCACTCTCAACGGAATTGAGCGTAAGCCTGCTACGAAGTCCACCGTGACACTTACCTTTACTGGTACAAACGGCGCAACGATCCCGGCAGGAAGCAAAGTCAAAACTTCGACTGGCACCCAATGGGAAACGATTGCTCTTGGCACCATTTCCGGAACAACTGCCGTTGTTGGCGCTCAATCCGTTGAGTTCGGCGCTGTCTCTGCGACTTCCGAAACCATTACTCAGTTTGTCGATATTCTAAGCGGCGTGAACGCCGTCACGAACTATGCCGCTTCTCAGCCCGGCACCGACATAGAAACCGATGAAGACTTGCGTGTTCGCCGCTATCAATCAGTCGCTTTTACCAGTCAGTCAATGGTTGATTCGATCTACGCCGGAGTCGCTAATATTGAAAACGTTGATGAGGTGATCGTCCTTGAGAACGACACTGATTCCACTGATGCAAACGGATTGCTTCCTCACTCAATCCATGTCATCACCAAGGGCGGAGACAACACCGAGATTGCTACGGAAATCTACAACAGAAAGCCAGTCGGAATCTACACCAATGGATCGACATTGATCACCGTTGCTGACTCGCAAGCAATTGGGCATCCGATCCGCTTCAGCATTGCTTCCGATGTGACGATCACCGTTGTCGTCAATATCACGACTGACCTTGCATTCCCGACTGACGGCGTGGATCAAATCAAAGCGGCTCTTGTCGCATTCGCCAAAGACACCTACGACATCGGCGATGATGTATATGTCTCGCGTCTCTACACTCCCGTCAACTCAGTGCCCGGACACTATGTCACATCAATGACAGTCAACGGCGACGCTTCCGTTGCTATCTCAGTGACTCAACGCGCCGCAATCGCAATAGGGAATATCACAGTCAATGTCACTTGATCCCACAATCATTGATCCGGTTGAGCTTGGGCTTAGCCGTCTCGCGACTCAATACAGCGAGTCAGACAAGTTCAAACGCTATCTATCTGCCCTGCTATTTGGTTTGAAAGACCTTGAGCAAGCGGTGAATGATATCGCGCTGAGACGGACGATTGACGAAGCCTACGGTGTCACCTTGGATCAAATCGGGGAGCTTGTCGGTCAGCCTCGCCTTGTTCTTGACACTGCCGATAACCCGTTCTTCGGCTTTTGGGATGGCGTGACCAATAACGAATACCTTGGCTTCGGCGATAACACCAATCTCTCAACGGGCGGCGTCTTCTACGGTGACGGCGATTCTGACTTGGTGAACAAGATTGACGACAACGAATATCGGACTTACATCCGCGCTCGCATTGCCCGGAACATTTCCAAGGGCAGAGCTTCGGACATGCTCTACGCCTTCAAGTTTATCCTTGGCGAAGACACCATCGTCAACATTCAAGACACGCTTCCTTCCGGCAATGTCACCATCGGCATCAACCGCACGATCAATGACGCCGAACAGGCGCTGCTCACAGTTTCCAATCTCAGCCCGGTTCCTGCCGGAGTCGGGATTCAGCAGTGGTACACCTACATTCCGGGAATCGTCTTTGGCTTGAGTGATGCTGCCACTGGCTATGTGCCGACTGGAGCGGCAGGGTTTGCGAATGGCGCAACGCTTGCTCCAACAGGATCATTGCCTCCTCAGCTATGGACGCCAAAAAGTACGTCGTTTTCAAGTCCATCTCCCATTAAGTGGATCAAGCCAGTCACTGAAAATGGCTATGTTTACTTGCCATCTAACACAAGTGCCGTGAACGTTGCTAGTCTTGGGATAATTGAGCCGAACTGGAATGCCCCAATGCCTATTTACGATGTTGGAGGCTTTCCGGAATGGAAGAAAAATACGGTTTACACTCAGGCGCCACAATATGGAGTCTCCGTCACGGTCAACAGCTCGGGACTATTCTGTGCAGTGGGCAACAGCAGTGTCTGCGCTACTTC